GCGGCAAACGGAGAGACCGCCAATAAGAACGCCCAAAGCTGGGCGGTGGGCGGAACCGGGACCCGCCCCGGTGAGGACACGAACAACGCCAAGTATTGGGCAGAGCATGCGGAGGCAGTTGCAGGCGGTGACTTTGCTACCAAATCGGAGGCACAGGGCTATGTAACGGCGCATAACGAGAACGTTGAAGCACACCACGATCTCCGAGTTGCGGTAGCCGGTTCCGTCCGCTATGATGCGGCCCAGACCCTCACCGACGAGCAGAAGGCGCAGGCGCAAACCAATATTGGTGTGGATGCAATCAGCACAAAAAATATAGGGAGCGTGTTTAAAAGCCTAAACGCATCGGAATTGCAGGCATACCTCGATTCCCTCCCCCGTCTGCTGACTGAGAACCATGTTATCACACTCAACGGAACGTGTTCGCAGGACGTTTATATGAAAGGCTTCTACGGCTGCGGCAGTCTCACGCTCCGCGCCAACAGCGTGGGCGATTGCGTGTTTACAAAAGCTATTTCCATAGAAAATTGCAGCGTACCGGTAAATATGGAAAAACTGAAATGGATGCTTGGCGATGGGGCGACGAGCAACACATATTGCATCAGTTGTAATAACAGCAGCATGGGAGTGACTGAATGCTCTTTTAACGGGTATGCCGCAGCATCTAACAGGGGGAATGGCGTGAGTACATTGTATAGTTCATCTATGGTGCTGATAAATTGCGCTTTCCACAATTTGGATATTGCGGTTCATACCTATTTAGGGGGATATATCAATGTCATCGGCGAAAATCCAGAAAGCGATTACAGCGGTAACGGCGTCGGAATCTATCTCTATCGAGGTGGACTGGTACTGCTGGGAAACAGCGTTCCAGATACGTTAGGCGGGACATATAACGAAAAAAACGGAGTAAGCGCTATTATTAAGGACGGGAAGTTTGTCTGAGGTGATACATGGAATACTGTGTATGTTGTGGGGCGATCATCCCGGAAGGCCGTCAAGTGTGCCCAATTTGTGAGCGACAATGGCCTGAATTTTGACTGCACGAAACCAAGTCGGATTTATTTAATTTAAAACGGTTGCACAAGCAACCGAAAATTTGAAAGGGGTATACATTATGGAAAAGAAGTTTGCTGAGATCATCAACGAGGGCTGCAAGAGCCGCAAGACCATCTCGGCCATCAATGCCGAGCTGAAGGCGGCGGGGGCCAATTTCCACCTGAACCCGTTCGGCGCACCTGTGGATGGCTGGACCGAGGCTGAGATGGCCGAGGGCTTTGTCCATGCGGAGGATGACCGGAAGGATAACCTGTACGGAATCGCCAGCGACGGCAAGCCCATCCGCTTTTCCCACAAGGCACCGGGCGGTGGGGTATACAGCACCGCCATTCCCGTGATGGATCGGGACGAAAGCCGTGCCGGTACTGTCATCACCGTGGGCCACTGGAAGCTGGGCTATGACAGCCGGGGCTACTGCTACAGCCGGATGAACCTGGGAAAATGAATGTGCGGGTTACACCGAAAGGAGGGACACCATGAACGCTTTACACATCAAAAACACGGTGTTGGCGGTGCTGGCTGTGGCTGGCTCCGCCATCGCCCAGGCGCTGGGAGGCTGGGACGTGGCGCTCAAAGTTCTGATCTGCTTCATGGCGCTGGACTACGTCACCGGCTGGCTGGTGGCGGCCGTCTGGCACAAGTCGGCAAAGAGCAAGACCGGGGCGCTGGACTCCAAGGCCAGCTACAAGGGTCTGGTGAAAAAGGGCGTCATGCTGGCGCTGGTGTGGATGGCGGCGCTGCTGGATCAGGCCACCCACAGCGATTTCGTCCGGGACGCGGTATGTCTGTTCTTCATCGCCAACGAGGGCCTTTCCGTACTGGAAAACACGGCGGTGATGGGCGTTCCGTACCCGGCCTTCGTGAAAAATATGCTGGACGCGCTGCACCAGACCGGCGATCAGGGCAAGGGCACGGAGGCCCGCACATGAGCACGAGAGCGGGCACCGTCCCGCTCTCCGACCTCCAATTTTTGAAGATCTATTTCAACCGGAAGCGTCTCCGCTCCACCACGGCCAACCTGCGGAAAATGCTGGCGGAGACGGGCGGGGACGCCATCTGCAACGGCTCCATTTTTCTGCGGGATCTGTCACCGGCCTGCCACCTGAAAGCAGACGGCAAGGTTCACAAAGCCCCGAACTACCGGGCGTGGGCCATCAGCTGGAACAACCCGGCGGACTTTGGCGTGAAAACCGTACCCAATGGGGACGCGAACTACATGGAGTGCGTCCACCTCATCATCGGCGGGAAGAAGATCCGCCCCGTCACCTGCGGAGCGGATATGCGCTACCGCGCCCCACGGACGGCCATCGGCACCAAGGACGGGCGGTTCGCCTACTATGTGAGCAAGGACCGGCACACGCCGGAGCAGCTCCGGGACCTGCTGGCGTCCTCCGGCTGGGACAACGCCATTATGATGGACGGCGGCGGGTCTACCTGCTTCATGGATTCGACAGGCAAGGGCTTTACCGGAGACGGGCGGGTGATCCCGTTCTTCCTGGTGTGGAAAAAGAAAAGCGGAGACGCATACGAGCCGGAAGGAGAGAACCCTATGGTCGAGATCAACGCCTATTCCAAGGCGAAGGACGGCGATAAGAAGCTGTCCACAAACTTTAAAGTGAAAGAATTTGCCAGCAAGGACGGCTCCGACGCCGTACTGGTGGCCCCCCGGCTGGTGATGGTGCTCCAGAGCCTCCGCAGTCACTTTTGCGCGGCTGTGACCATCAACAGTGGGTACCGGACGCCCCAGTACAACGCCAAGGTGGGCGGCGTGACGGACAGCCAGCATTGCTACGGCACGGCGGCTGACATTGTGGTACGGGGCAAGACCCCGGCGCAGGTGGCGGCCTACGCCCGACAGCTCATGCCCGACTGGGGCGGCGTGGGGGTTTATGACAGCTTTTGTCATATCGACGTGAGAGAGGCCAAGGCTGACTGGAACGGCTGAAATTTGAAAGGAGGGCCAGGAGATGGCCGGGTATTACGATAAAAACAAGGACTACTCCAAGGAGCTTCAACGGACGGACCTCTCCACCTCCGAACGGGACAGGCTGACCCAGGAGCGACAGAACAAGATCAATGACCGCTACGGCGGCAGAGAGCCCAACATGATCGGCTCCGACAAGACGTATTCTCAGACCTACGGCGGGTCCGGCAGCCGGGGGAACAGCGGCAGTTCCGGCGGCAGCTCTCAGGGCACCTTTGGAGGGTATACCTACGACCGCAAGGACAATGGCGGCGGCATCTACGGGATGCCCTCCAGCAACTCCGAGGTAAAGAATTACAAGCAGAACGGCGTGACCTACAGCGTAGGTGCGGACATGAGCCGCCGTCAGGATCTGGCGGGCAGGGCGCAGGTGTCCAACGGCTATACCGTGTTCTATGACGATAACGGCTACGCCTACAAGGCCGTGAAGGGCGTAGCAGACTACACCCCCCATCAGGACATCAACGCCGGGAATGGCAGCTACAACAAGAGCGGCGCGTGGACGGACAACGAAATGCTGTCCGCACTGGACCGCTCCAAGATCCAGGACATTCGCAACCGGCTTCAGCGGGGCGAGATTACCGGCGATCAGGCCAACCAGGCGGCAAACGCCATCCGGGCCGGATACGGCTACACCATCGACAAGCACGGCTATGTGACGGACAGCGGGGCACTGTCTGCCGCAAACGATCTGCGGCGGCGGCTGGGACTTGACAACAGCCCGGAAAGCGCGGAGCTGGCCTATTACCGGTATCTCATGGGAACGGACACCTCCCCCACCGCACAGGTCAACGGCAAGGTGCAGTCCTTCGGCGATTTCATGGCGGCGAATGGCGGCGCACAGGCCGGTACACCCGGCTACGGGACCCCGGCATACAGCCAGCAGCAGCGGGTCACGGATATTAACGCAGGCAGCACCCCGGCGAGCAATTTCACGGCGCAAGCCGGAACGAGCTTTGACATTGGGGACGGCAGCGACTATCTGAAAGAGCTGTACGCCAAGAAGGTAGCGGCGGAGCTGGCGGCGCTGAAATCCGCCTACGAGCAGAACACTGCCACGCTGGATGCCAGCCGTGCGCAGATCGCCCCGGTATACGACATTGCCCGGAACAGCGCGGCCAACCAGAACGCCCTGAGCCGTGGCGCGTTTCAGGAGATGGCGGTGGCAAACGGCCTGAACACCGGCACCACCGGGCAGGCGGCGCTGGCACAGGACGTTGTGCTTCAGCAGAACCTCTCTCAGATCGACCGGGAGCAGGCGGAAAAGACGGCGGCGATTGACCTTCAGCGGAGCCAGCTTGACACGGAGTATCGGAACGCCATTGCCAAGGCAGAGGCCACAGGAGACGCGGAACTGGCAAACGCCCTGTACGAGGAATACGTCCGGCAGCAGAATCTCTACGCCAAGTACGGCGGGCAGATCGGTGGTTCCAGTTCCGGCGGCTCCGGCGGCAGTACCGTAGTAAAACCGACGCTGACCGCCAGTCAGGTGCAGTCCGCGCTGAAAAACGGTATCGTGACGGATGACGTGATCTCCGCCTTCGATTATTACTACGGGCAGGGGGCCTATGATTCCCTGTACGGCACCGGCAAGCTGACGTCCGGCGGTTCCTCCGGCGGCGGCAGCACCGGTAAAAAGAAGGGAAGCTATTCCAACGGCTCCCTGACCAATCAGCAGGTGAAGCAGCTCCAGAAATACTACGGCGTGTCTCAGGACGGCAAGTGGGGGACCAACTCCAAGAAGGCCGCGGGCGGCCTGACGGCTGACCAGGCATGGGCGAAGTATCAGGGCGGCGGCAACGGCGGCAAGTATGAAAACGTCGGCAACCTTGCTGCATGGGCATCCGGCCTGAATACGGACCTGAAGAACGGCAACACCGAAAAGGTTGGCCGGTGGCTGGATAACAACTGGTCTAAGCTGACGGCAGAGCAGCAGCGTCGAATCAACGCAGAAGTTTTGAAGCCTTACGGCATTGTTTACAAGGGGTGACAGTATGGGTAAGCTGGTGTATATCAAAACCGGGCAGGCTGTGACCGGCGGGCAGAGTGCTCCATCATCCGGGCGGGGTCTGATGCACTTAGACGGTACGCCGGTCGAACGGAAGGGTGGGACCAAACCCGCCAAGGCCAAGGAGACGAAGGCCGTTACGCCTTCTGCCTATCCCCGTCCTATGGAGAACGCCAGCACCGGGAACAGCCGACCCAACAGCCGCCTGCTGGCAGACGTGCAGACCGGCGGCACCGTGCCCCCCTCTCTGGACAACGGGCGCGTGGGGAAGGTGATCTCCGGCGCAGCGAAGTCCGTCGGCTCCGCCTACACAAATCTGGGCGGTGTGCTGGCAGAGGGGGCCGGAAAGCTGAATACCCGCATTGCCAACCAGAACGCCGGGGATTCCCTGCAAAGCGACCATGACGCGGTGAAGCGGTATGAGAAGATGCTCCGGGACGTGAAGTGGGCCAACGGCAAGGCCATGACGGCGGCGGACGTGAAGCAGGTGCAGGGCTACCTTGCCAGCGCCAAGCGGCGGATCGCGGCCCATGAGGGCTACACCAAGGCGGTGGAGCAGTCCAACAAGGCGGTGGCGGACAAGGCGTATCAGAAGGCGGACCGTCTGTCCCAAAGCTCCGCCGCGGACGTGGCGCAGGCCAAGGAAGGTCTGGGGCCGGTGGGCCAGTTCGCCGTGGATCTGGGCGTTCAGGGCGTACAGATGGCGGGGGATGTTGCGGCCAGCGCCGTGGTCCCCGGAGCCGGTCTTGCCCTGATGACGGCCCGGTCTGCCGGAAGCAGTGCCCAACGGGCCAGACAGGCCGGGGCCACCTACAACCAGCAGCTTGTCTACGGACTGGGGAGCGGCGCGCTGAGCCTTGCCACGGAGAAGATCAGCAATGTGGCAAGCCCCTTCAAGAAGGCGTTCGGCGGCGGCGTTCTGGACAACGCCATCAACGGTGCGCTTTCCAAGCTGAACAACAGCGCGGCGGGCCGCGTGGCCCTCGCCATGATCTCCGAGGGCGGCGAGGAATTTATCGAGGACGTTTTCCAGCCCATCTTGCAGCGGGCCACCTATGACCCCTCTGCCCGGTTCGATCTGAGCGAGGCGCTGTATGACGCGGCGGTGGGTGCGGCCATGGGCGGCATCGGCGCAGGCATCGACGTGATCCGGCAGCGCGGAAGCAGTCAGGCGGACGCACAGCCCACGCAGGAGGCGCGCCCGGAGGCACGGGAGGGTACTTATACCCCCACCCCCGCAAACGCCGCAGAGGGCACGCAAAACGCCGCCCCCGGTGTGGATACGGCGGGCAGGCTGACGAGCACGGACAATATGCTGCGGTATCGAAGCGATATTGACAAGGTTTTTTCGGGAAACTATCCAAGCGGCAAATTGCTGTCTGTTGGGGACACGCCGGAGCTTTTGACCCGTTACGGGGCAAACCCGCTTCCGATGACAATGACGCAAGACGCAGCTTATAAAATCGCATACCCGGAAGGGTATATGGGCGGCAAACATAATTTGGGTATGTCTGTTCTAAAGCAGCTCCCCTATCAAATCGAAAACCCAGTTGCGATTTTAAAGTCGAACACACAGCCAAGCAGCATTGTGCTGCTGACCGCGTGGAAAGACGGCGACAAGAGCATTATTGTCCCGCTGCATCTAGACAAGCAGGGAGCAATCAGTGTGGAAAATAGAATTGCCAGCGCTTACCAGACAGGCCACATGCAAAGCTATCTTGGAGATGCAGACAGCAATGTGCTCTACACAAAAAACAACGAGGACGTCCATCAGCTTCTTTCCAATGGGGTACAATTCCCCAAGGCGATGGCTGATGACATCCTCGCTAAGAACAATATATCACAGGCAGAAGCAAAAAGCAACCGGGATATTCTCTCCGAGGTTCTGTTTGGGAAGAAACGGGCGGATATGGATGCCATGACGCCGGAGCAGCAAAACGCCATATATCAGGCCAATGAAGCCGGAACCGTTGGCATGGACGCCACCGGCAAGGTGTTTCAGATTGACCCGGAGCAGCACATCGACCGGCGGCAAATGGAGACGGTGGGCGGCAGAGACGTGAACGCCTTCCAGTTCGACCACCCGGAGCTGCACCGCTATTATCAGGAAGCGGCCAACGCCCTGATCGCGGATGCGGACCTCTCTCTCCAGCAGCCCATGAGCCGCCGTTACGAGCGGACCATGGAGGGCAACGCGGTACAGCAGGCGGCGCAGACCTCGCCCCACCTGCGTCAGGCCATGGATGAAACTGGGCTTTCCCGTGACGCCATTATCGACGCAGCCCAGCGGATCATCACCGATCAGGGGCAGGAGAACGTGGCGGCGGCCAAGCGGGTGGAGCTGATTCTGGACGATATGCTCTCCCACGGCTACACCACCATGACCGGCGAACAGGTGGGACCCAACAGCGGGTATCTCACCGCCAAGCAGGGTATTCTGGGCGCGGGGGAGGTACAGTCCAGAGGGCACGGGCTGGATGGGGTTGACAGCTTTGACGGCCTCGGCAACGCAGATGCCGGGACGGTGAACACGCCCTTTGACACCATGCAGTCCAAGAGTGAGGACTTTTACCCGGTCAACCCCAACAGCGCAAAGCGGGTGCAGAATGACCAGCGGCGGGCGCCCTCTGAGGTCCCCGTTGTGAACCCTGATACCGGGCGGAATGTGGAGAAAACGGTCTCCACCATTCTGAACAGCCCCCTGACCTCCCCGGAAATGGCGACCGTGTATGAAAACGCCATTGCAGGCGGCGCGTTCGATTATGACGTGGTGACGGACCGGAGCGCCGTTCAGCAGGCGCAGGCCAAGATCGCGCGGGACGGCTGGCGCGAGGTGGCGAACAGTTTCATTGCCAAGGCGGAGCTGGGTCAGAGGATCACCAAGGCAGACACCGCCGAGGCTATCAGCGCCTACAACCTTGCCATTTCCGAAGGAGACCACAAGGCCGCTTTTGAGCTGGCAACGGCCATTGCGGACGCGGCCCACGACAGCGCACAGATGGTGCAGGCCATGAACCTGATGAACCGGTTGACGCCGGAGGGCCGTCTGCTGACGCTGCGGCGGCTGGTAGACCGAATGAATGACCGGGCGGCACGGCAGAACCGGGCACCCCGGCAGAGCACCACCGACAGCGGAGACGTGGAAGGCGCACGGGTGGACTACATCGACAAGGTGACGGGCTTCACCCTCTCTGACGACCTGGCCACCAACTACCTGATGGCAGAGACGGACGCGGAGCGGGCGGCAGCGTGGGACGCCATCACCACCTCCATTGCAGACCAGATCCCCAGTACCTTCATGGAGAAGGCCAATTTCTGGCGGTACACCTCCATGCTGACCAACCCCACCACCCACATCCGCAACATCATGGGCAACGCCATTCAGATGGGCGCACGGAAGATCAAGAACGGCATCGGAACCGCAATCGAGCGGGCGGTCATCAAGGACCCCTCTCAGCGGACAAAGGCTGTGAATGTTGACAAGGATCTGAAAGTTTTTGCCAAGGGCCAGTATGAGACAGACCAGAGCGCCGCCATGGGCAGCGGAAAGTATTCCGACGCCACCACGGCGGGTATTGAGCGGGAGATCCAGAGCAAACGGAAAATGTTCAGGGGGGAGGACGTTCTCTCCCGTGCCGTGCAGAGCATCGGAGATTTGAACAGCCGCGCCCTTGACTATGAGGACGTGATCTTTAACCGTGCGGCCTACGTGGACAGCTTCGCCCAAGCACTGCAAGCCAAGGGCGTGACAGCGGCAGAGGCCCACGCAGGGACCAGAGCCGCAGACGTGGAGGCGGCACGGGCCTACGCCATTGAGGAAGCGCAGAAGGCCACTTACCGCAACACCACGGCGCTTTCCGAGGCGCTGTCTCAGTTTGGCCGCTATGAGGGGGATAACCCGGTAAAACGGGCAGGTTCCTTCGTGGCGGACGCCCTGTTCCCCTTCCGCAAGACCCCGGCCAATATTCTGACCACGGGTCTTGATTACAGCCCTGTTGGCATTGTAAAGAGTGTGAAGGAAGCTCTGTGGGATGTGCGGAGAGGCAACTGCACGGCGGCGGACGCCGTGGATTCCCTTGCATCCGGCCTCACCGGAACCGGCATTTTCGCGCTGGGCGCTTATCTGGCGGCGGAGGGGCTGCTCCACGTCCGGACTGGTGACGATGACAAGGAAGAAGCCTTTGAGAAGTCCATGGGAGGCCAGGATTATGCTATTCAGATCGGGGACAAGTCCTATACATTGGACTGGGCGCTTCCTGCGGCAATGCCCCTGTTTGCGGGCGCTGCCATCATAGAATCCGTTCAGAAGGGCGGCAGCACCTTCGATGCGCTGGTGGATTCTCTGCTTGGGATGCAGGACGTTGTGCTGGAAACCTCCATGCTGTCCTCCCTGAATGACCTGATCTCCTATTGGAGCTACGCCGACAACAAGGTTGGCTATCTGCTTGACCGGGCGATCAGCAGCTACGCCGGACAGTATATCCCCACTATCGGCAGCAAGGTTGCCTCCATATTTGATGATACGGTGCGCAAAAGCTATGTGGAAAAGGGTTCCGGGCAGGTGGCTTCTGACGTGAACTATTTCTTGCAGGGGGCGGCGAAGAAGGTCCCCGGCGCACGGAATCAGCTTCAGCCCATGGTGGATATGTGGGGCAACGAGGTTTCCAACGGCTCCGCGCCGGAGCGGGTATTTCAGTCTTTCCTTTCCCCCGGCTTCCTGAAGGCGCAGGACAACAGCCCCGCCACGCAGGAGATCCGGCGGCTGGCGAAGGCCACCGGAGACAGCACCGTTTATCCGGCGGCGGCAGAGAAGTCCTATACGGTGAAGGGTGAGGCCCGGACCCTGACCGGCGAGGAATACACCCGGTACGCCAAGGCCATGGGCCAGACGCGGAAGGAGCTGGTGGAGGCGGCGGTGAAGCTGCCCGCCTACAAGTCCATGAGCAATGCGGAAAAGGCGGATTACATCCAGAACGTGTATAAATATGCGCGTGAGACGGCCCGTCAGCAGGTGGACCCCAAGTATGAGCCCAGCGCCGCATGGATCAAAAACGCGCAGACGTCCAAGCGGGACATCGGCGTGTCCACCGGGGAATTTCTGGCCCTGTACCAGAAGTACGGCAGCGAGAAAATGAGCGGAAAAGCCTACGAGAAGGTGAAGCAGGCGCATGATGCCGGACTTTCCCCCAAGGAGTATTTCTCCATGAAGGACAGGGCCGATACAAACGGAAACGGCAGGGTCAGCAAGGCGGAGGCCAGCGCGGCCCTTGCCGGTCAGGAAAACCGGGCGGATCTGTGGGACATTATCTGCACCACCAACGCCAAGAACCCCTACAAATAAGAAAACAGATCGGAAGAGGCGAGGGTGTTTCTTTTGGTTCCTACATCATAGACAGGAGCGTTTTCACATGGGCGGCGCGGTCCAGCATCCGTTCATGCTCCCAGTCCCAGACGGCCTGCATGGCCTCCGTAGGATGGAGACCGGCGTCCTTCGCCTTTTCGATGTGGCGAACGGCCATTTCATGGAGCCGATTGGCATGGCCCAGCTCCTGACGGCTGAGGTCGGCGTAGGTGCTGGCGTCCTCCGGGTCCTCCCCGGCGTGCTTGACGGCTTCACGGGCGTACTTCTCGGCATCGTCCAGTTCTTCCCGAATCTCTTCGGCCAAGTGTTTGATCTCGTTCATACGATCCTCCTAACTCTGCTTAATCAGGGTGTAGAGCTTGTCCACATCCGTTTCATTCAGCGTGACATTCCCGATCAGGGGGATATTGGTTGTGACGGGGCCTTTGGCGGCTTCGGTTTTCAGGCAGGTGTAGATCTTGTCAATATCTACGTTCCCCGCCTCGTCAAAGACGCCGAGGGCCTTCACGGCGGGATGTTCCCGGAGGGTGGAAAGGCTGGCGTCCAGATTGCCCAGGGCCATAGCTGCCCCGGCACCGACCGCCCATTTCTGCCAGCCGGTGAGCTTGCCGGTAAATTCCTCATCCACATAGCGGGCAGCGCCCTGCTTGATCTGATCCAATGTTACCATAGATTCCTCCAATGACGGGAGAGAGGGGCGCTATGCCCCTCTCTTCTTCCCTCTTCGCCTCTTAGCAGCCGCAGCCGCAGGTGGAGACGGGGAGGGGGTTATAGGTGGACTGGGGCGTGGTGCCGGTGCCGGTGGTGATGTCCGCGACCATTTTGGGATAAAAGGTGGCGTTCGTGTAGGTGACAATGGTGTTGTCAGCGCACTTCCGCTCGTCCCGCTCCCGGGAAATGGCCCCGCACAGCTCATTCTTGCAGCAGTCCACGCGCTCCTGCAACAGCTGGAAGCTGTCCTTGGTGGCCTGATTATTGACCGCCTGAGAAGCCAGCACACCCTGCACCTCGCCCAGCTTGCCGTCGATGTACTTGTACATCTCCAGCATCTTCTGGTCCTGGTAGGTGTTGGCATCCCGCAGGGCAATGTCGCTGCGGAGCTTGGCGTTCTCCTGCACCATGGACAGCTCGTAGCGGTTGACCGTGTGGTTCTCGCTGCATCCGGCCTCCGCCGCCATACCAGCGGCAAAGGGGATGACGCGATTGCCCAGCAGCATCCCGCCGAGACCGCCCAGAGAGTTCAGGACGCCCAGAGACAGACCGGCAATGCCGGCGCCGAGAGCAGTGCCTGCGACGCCCTTGCTTGCAAATTCAGCCATAGAGAGATTCCTCCTTCTCTAAAAATACACCTCCTGTTTCCGCGCGCAAAACAAGCGGTGCTCTATGGTTACCGTACCACAGGACACCGCTTGTCATGGCTTATGGATGTTTTTTGTTTGGGCGGGATATGCCTGCTTTATCCCGGATGGAGTGTAGACAGGCGTTTACGGAGGAACGGGACAGGTACAGTTCTGCCGCCGCATCTTCGATCGCCCAGCCACGGCGGCAAACAAGATTGAACACGCGCCGCTCCCGGTCGGTGAGATAGCGGCACTGCTCCATCTTTTGGAGCTGCTGGACGGTGTATCGGTATTTCATAATGGGCCTCCTTTACGAAGTGCCCCTCCCCTTTGACCTACCGATGCAGGGGGTCAGGACCCCTGCGCGTCTATCATGGCTAACAGCTTTTCCAGATCGTAAAAATTCTGTGGGTTCAGCCCGGTTTCCCGCTGAATGAGCCGAAAGCGGTAGCGGATGGAGTTATAGTGCAGGTAAACCGCGCCGCCGGTCTCCCTCACGTTCATGTTGTGCGCTGCATAGGCTTTCAGCAGTTTTTTGTCCCGATCCTCCATAGCTTACCTCCTTTTGTTGCGTGGGACGGCTGGCGATCAGCCGTCCGCACTGGGTTTTCGCTCGCCAATACTGCAAAAGCCATCTGGCGGCATTGGTTCGTATGTTTCCCCGCAGATGGGGACGTCACCGGTTCCGGGTCCCCAATCTTTACAGTCCTTGCAGCGAAGTACCTGCACCACATCGGCGGCAGGCAGCTTGCCGATAGCAATTTTAGCTTCACACAGCTTGCGATACATTGCGTGTTCAAAGCCTTTGAATGGCTTAAACTGCTGAAATTCGTTCTCTAATTCGATCAGCAGATTGACCACTTTGCGTTTCTCGATGTACTCATCCATCTTACTTTCTACCCAACAAGTACAGTTTCAGCCACAGGGGGATGTCGGCGGTCAAAATGCTTTTGAAATAAAACACGATAAACGCAATGCCAGCGGCTATGACCACCGTCCAAAAGGCTATCATCAGCCAGTCTTTCAGCTTCATTCAGCACCTCCGTCCTTTCTCTCGCCAAGGCTGCAAAAGAATGTCCTTGTGTCCTTATCAAATGGCAAAAACACGATGTTTGTTTTGGGGCAAAATGCGTATATATCTTTTCGGTTCCACACGCACAAATGCTTGCAGTCCTCACACCGCGTCACGACCACGGCATCCACGGTGGGAGCGTCCGCCACCTTCTTTTTTAGCAAGGCATAAGCTATTTCCAGAGATTTCCCGCTTCCCAGAACAAGCGCTTTATCGGAATTTTCGCTTGCTTTCAGGATTGCGTCAGCATCAACCAGCCTCATGGTCAGCACCTCCATCCTTTTGTTCGCCGTAGCTGCAAAAATCGTCCGGCTTCGGTGCGTCCTCTGGCGTAATCCGAACGACTTGGAACATTTGGCATCCATACCATTCTCCGCCATTGTTGTCCGCAAACCACTTGCAGTCCTTGCACCGCACCACCGGGGCAACGTCGGCGGCAGACGGCGAGGCAACGATCTCCATTGCCATGGCACCGTCGGAACCGTCCACCCATTTCGCAGCCATCACCGCTCTTACGGCAGTTTCCCGTTTAATGTATTCAGCCATTGTCAGCCCTCCTAAAACAGTCGAATGTGCTTTAGGCCCTTCTCAAGGTCACAGTTCTCGTCAAATCGTTTCGCATCATCCACCGTGTAAACGTTCGCCAAGTCCTCACGCGCTTTTGCGATGTGATCACTTAGGATCTGAATCTCTGCATCCAATTCCGCGAGAATCGCAAGCATTTCATTCCTTCTCTTTTCAATATCCATCCTTCATCGCCTCCAACGCTTTCTCCGCTTCCTCGCGGGTGAGGAATACGGTCTTGCCAATTTCCTCTGGATAAAACTCCCATGCTTCGCCGTTTTCGTCAGTCCCCTTCAGGAATACGGTTTTATAGCCGTCATACCATCCGATGCGGTCTGCGTCATCCAATGAAATTTCCCTGATCGGTTGCTCTACGTAGCCTTTATCAATTCCCCAGAATAAAACTTGATCCCCAAAGACAACCTCAAGCCAGTCCTTGCACGGCAGCACCACCAGCCGGCCATCTCTGTCGGCCTTGACCAGCTGGCGGAACCTGTCCAGTGCCTCACTGGCTTTTTGGTTTCCAATTAAATCCTGAAAAAACACCACAAAAGATTGAAACGCTTCTGGCGTCATGCCCGTGTCTAAATACTGACGCAGCAGCGGGCAGTGCGCCGCCTGGACCGCCGTGCAGAACCCGCCGACCGCAGTACAGTTCCCGTTATCCTCATGCCTAAAGCGGCAACGCAGGCAATTAACATTTCCCATTATTTCTACACCTCCTTCACCTCAACTGTGCAAATCGTGTCATTTCGGGTCCCGCCATGAGGCACCAGCAAAATGCGCTGCATGGTAAACCCACGCTTTGCCCCCAACCCCATAGAGCTCCAGCCAAAGCAGATGACCTTTCCTCCCGGTCTCAGGATACGAGCCGCCTCGTTCTTTGTCTCGCTCCAAAAGGTCGTTCGCCCGTCCCATTTCAAGCCCCCCTGTATGCCGTCGTAGCACTCTTTCACCTGTCGCTGAGAATACGGCGGGTCATACAGCACACCGTCCACAGAGTTATCTGCAAAGGTTTTAAGGAACGCCAGCGCGTCCATGTGGTAATTCGTGGGCCGCTCCGGATTCAGGTCGTTGGTAATCGTGGCCGGTGATTTCACCCCCGCGAACGGGTCAACCCAAACACCCTTGCCCATCTCCTCCCGCAGCAGCCGGTCAATGGGCTTGATGGCAAACGTCCATTTGTTGGGCATCGCCCAAATCCGCTCCATACGCATCACTCCACCTCCTTCGTCGGCTTCGGCATCTGCCTCGGCTCAAAGCGCCACTTTCTGGCGTCATCGCCGATTTTCTGATAAAGCCGTGCTACGGCCAGCATAGGGGTATCTTCGCGAATGTCGAACTGGAAACACTTCTTCTGGCAATTCCAGATTCCCCACTTGATCCCGGAAATTCCGTGCTGATATGTCTCACGTCTCATGGTGCATCTCCCTCCACCGGCATCCGTTACAGGCCCCCTCATGGGCCAGCGTGTAGTTTCCGCATTTCAGGCACAGTTCGTTCCGCAGTGCGTCAATTTCTTTCGCCTGCGCCTCGATCCGGTCAGCGGCCTCCGCCAGATCATCGCCCAGGGTAATGGGCGTTTCCCACTCATTTGCCTGCGCCCATTCTGCGTGCTCACGCAGCGCATTTACGAGGTTTGTATCTCTCATAATTCCTCCCTAACGTCTCCGCCCCATTGCTCCGCCATAGCTCTGGCGATGCCGGGGAAGGTCTTGCTCCGGGCTTTTGCTCGTTCCTCCTTACTTCCGCCGCAATCCATTTCCCAGCATGAGTAGCGGACAGTTCCGTTTCTTAGAACCATCTTTCGTCCCTTAACCGGTTCTACGATGTTTGTTGGCTTCAAGGGGAGTACCCCTCTTTCCCAAAGACAGGTTTTCTTGGTTACGGCGTGTCCAAACTGGAAAGGCTGAACAATTTGAGAATACTCAGGTAGACAGAAAATCTTGGATGGAACTGGATTTTCAATAACCACCCTCGGAATATCCGCATACCAAAAACGCATAAACAAATCTCGGGCTAAGATCCCCATTCGCACTCGGTCAGGCTGCAACTGACCGCCTTTCCAAATGTGCCTTGCCCCGGCGTTTGTCAGGTATGTGCACGGCGGGTGTGCGATCAGCAAATCCCATTTGCCAACGTTATGCAACCGTCCGTCCATCGTAGACAGTTGCCCCCCCTCGATGGCCTTGAGCGCATCGCCTAAGATGTGCCACTCAGGATGCCCGCCGGACGGCTCCTGTATATCACACGAGTAGGCTTCATGCCCCAGCGCCCGGAACGCCTTGCACACTTCCTGCGATTCCTCGCAAGCAATCAACACTTTCATGCGTCCTCCACCTCCGCAAGCCAGAACTCACGGCGGCAAATATCACAGCCTCTTCCAGTCGGGCAATGTCCGCGTAACGTTGTATCAACAAGGCATGGGTCTAAGGCAACGTTATGTGTGTTCGTATATATTGGCGCATTTGGAAACTGCTCAAGAAACACGCTCTGCCTGGTTTTGACGGGGTGCTCTGCGGCCCACTTTTCGACAATGGCAACGGCCTCCTCCGGGTGGGTTTTTCTCCAGACTGTGCAGGAGGTCACAAAGCCGCAAAGGCGTTTGCCAAACTCGCAATTTGTGCAGTGACGATCACACATTCTGTGCAATGTTTTCAAAAACTCCACAGCATTCATCATTCTGCCTCCTCAATTTCCACGCGGATCGTATCTCCGCTCCAAAATTTGTGTTCCACGGCGCGGAACCACTTACGGTTATCGTCTGGCAAAATATAGCCCTTCATCGCGTCCACAAAGGCCTTGCCCAGCGCGCCGTGATTGTCGATGTCCAGATTGTCATTCCAGAAAAATGTCACCTTGACGGGGTGATTTACCAGACGTTTTGCAATTCCTGCTTTTCGCATTGCCCAGTGGGCCAGCTCGTGCAGCTCTTCCGCATCCTTCTTCCGCTGCGACCAGTGCTTGCCGGCGTAATACGCGTTCAGGCCAAACCGCTTGTTCCACGCCGCTTTACCGCACTTTGTTGCCGGATAGGGGATCTCGAATGCAATCACCGCTTTTCCTCCTTGCCATCGGTAATTACGCTGACCACCCGGACGCGGCCCAGAGGCTCCAGCAGCATGGCCACCGCCTCCTTCGTGCCCTGCGTGTCCTCGCCATCGTAAATGTCAACTACGATCCGCATCATCGTGTTTCCCTCCTGAATTTGGGGCAGTAGTGGATCACAAACGAGGATGCTACCCGTGTACCGCCCTTGCCCTTGCCGCCCACTTTCAGCACCCGACTTGTGGGGGTGGCGTCCCAGCCGGGGACCGGCTCAAGGTGGTCGGACCACTCACAGCCGCCGCAGGCGTTGGCGCACGTCCAGCAAAGTTGCTGCTGATACGTGGCCGCGGCGCTGCCCTTGGGGGCTTTCTTCTGCTTCCTCTCCCGTGGGGGATAGCGGCGGATCAGCTCGTCCAGCCGAAAATTACTTGCCATTAAACACCTCGCATATCTGCCAGAGCGCACCATGCGGCATAGGTCATCCCCTGCTTTTTCGCTTCGGAGGGTGTGGGGATACCGGCCTCATGCCAGCGCTCGTGCTGTTCGCCTGCCTTGGCGTAGAATTTTTCCAGATAGGCGTCGGACGGCTCCGGCATGGGGCCCTCCTTCGCGTTGGGTTTTTCCAGTTTTGGGAGGAATGGGACCAATTCATACACATCCGGGTAAAACCGGTTTTCCCTCGCCCGGACAATGACCGCCTGTTTCACGTCCTCATAGTCCCATGGGGCCAAAACCAGTGTCCATGCCTCCAAGTCTGCGGCGGTGCGGGACTGCTGCTTCGCGTTGGGGTAGATCGTTTCGATCAGGCTGAACAAGCGCCGGGTATCCCGTTTCTCCATGTTCTTCTCCTGTAAGGCTTCCGTAGAAGTCTCTTATAGCTTCTTAATAGCTTCTTTTAGCTGCTGCAGCAGCTAAGAGAGATAATATATAATCTTTTCTTCTTAGGGGGGTGTGGGGGGAGGTTCTTCTTTTCTCGGCGGCTGCTGTGTGCGTCGGTGATCGTGCTGCGGCTTGCTTGCATCCGCCCGTCATCACTCTTTAGACACACACGGCAAAGCTGTTAAAAAGGAAGCTCCCCGTCATCCTCAATTTCGGTGAAATTATCAGTGGAGGCGGGGGCGGCATAGGCACTCTGGGCGGGGGCCTGCCCAGCGGTGCTTGCAGAGACACAGACGTAATCCGCCACCAGGTCGTTATAGGTCTTGCCCTCATAGTCGTGGCTCTCCACGCGGCCCACGGCGAATACGGAATCGCCTTTGCGGACATTAGCAAGGAGCCGTGCCCAATGGCCCCAGCCCTTGACGGTGAGCCATGCGGTTGTGCCGTCCTGCTTATCGTAGGCCGGTACGGAGACGGAGCCGACCTCCTTTCCACTCTGGGTGGCGTAGATCTGGCCATCCTTGGCGGCGCGGCCCACGATCAGGCCGGTTTGCAGCTTCTTGCCCTCCTTGCTGTAGGTGGGCAATCCGTTAATGAACATCAGGCATCCTCCTTCGGTTCCAGCGCATCCAAAAGGGCGTCAAAGTCCTTGCTGAGTACCTTGCTGGCGCTGTCATAGCCGTGGGCCTTCAAGAGGGTTTTCGCCTCCTGCTTCGTCAGGCCGTGGCGGGAACAGGCAGAATAGAAGAATTTGACCTGTGCGGCGGTAATGGGGGCGTTGGGGTCCTTGTTGGTCATGTAGGCGCTGCCGTCCTCGGTGTCGCTCTCAATGTCCTGCGTGAACATATCAGAGACGCAGCCGAGGGACAGGGCGGCGGAGACCAGGGCACGTTTCTGGGCCATCTTGACCGCGCTGTTGGCACCGTCATAGGGGGACTGGGAGCCAGTGCGACCCTCCCGGGTGTTGCCGGAGCCGTAGGCGGAGGTGATGACGTATTCCTTGCCGTCGTAGATCTTGATGAGGTCGCAGCGGACGAGGAAATAGAAAAATCCGTGCTCGATGTCCTCCAGCTTGCTTTCCAGCGTGTAGCGCTGGCAGAGGCCATAAGCCACGGCCACCTTCTCCGCACCGGATTTGAAGAGGGTGGGGTTTTTCGTCATGGCGTCGCCGTTCTTCTTGCGGATCATTCCGAAGTCGATGCCGCGCTTCAGGGTGGCGGGTGCTCCGTCTGGGGCGCAGATGGTGTAATTCCCGGAGCGGGGGACGGGGGCCACCGTTAAGGCGGCGGCGTTGTATTGGTACAGGGCGAGTTCATTCATGTGCGTTTCTTCCTTTCTGTGGCTTTGTGGAGGGTTCGGCAGGCGTTTACCAAATTTGAATTTGGTTCTACATGGCGAAGCTCATAAGTGCCATCTTTAGAGAGCTTCAAGGCATAGAGCGATTGAATTTTCCCGTAACCGCAGCGCGGGTCCCACGAGAAAATCATCTTGTAGGCGGTGAGTTGGGCGGAGAGGGCGGCGTCATGGAGCTGGCCGGTTTTAATGTCCAGAATGGCGGGGGCATTATGGATGATGCCAAAGCGATCCATCGTTCCGGCCATTTTCATATTCCGGTCCGCTATGGGACATTCAATCAGTTTCCATTCCGGCTTCCAGTCCTTGAGAAACCGGCGGTAGGCCTTCAGGTATCCGGCGATCTCCGGTGTTTCCTCCGGGTCCTCGCCGTAGTCGATGAGGGCGCAGGCTTCGTGGACGGCGGTTCCCCGGCGGGCGGCAGCCTCCGCCAGCCATGGCCGGTCTGACTTGTAGTCATAGGCGCAGAAGCGGGTGACTTCGGTGACGCTGGGAAGCTGGATGCCGTCAAGGGTGTAGGTGTGGGTGGCTTCGTCAAATGTCAGCATTGGGCCCCTCCGTATACAGGACCGGGATACCGAGGGCGTCGGCAAACAGGTCCATATTGTCATCGATCTTATCCAACAAATAATCTTTGAAGCAGGGCGGGCAGCACAGCTCCCCGTTGGGCAGGACGAACACGCGGTCGCAATCGTCCTCCGCATTGGGGTTCAGGGGATGTTCGCAGAAGTGGCAGATGGGATAGGTTTTTCTGGTCATAGTTGGGTCTCCCTCCAGACACGGACCGCGTGGGCGATGTCCGTATATTTTTTCGTGCGGTAGCCGCAGGAATCGCAGAGGACGAAAAACAGGTCCTCCTTTCCGGGGGCTACCATCCGTTTACCGCCGTACATGTGGCACCGGGGGCAGGGCGGTAATTCTGTCATCCGGCCACGGCGTCTGCGCATCAGATCACGCCCAGCATGTGGGCCAGCACCATGAGCAGGCAGCCGAGAAAGCAGCCGAAGGAGACCCAAGCGGAAAAGTCGGCCCGGTCCCGGCGGCGCTCCTCCCGTGTGCGGCTATCTCTTTTCATGGCGGGGCCTCCTCTCGATCATGTCTACGATTTTGAAAAGCCAAGCGGCGGCGGTGGATGCGCCGATGAGCACGAAAATGAATGTGGTTGTATCCATAGTTAAGCCTCCCCGAAGTGATAGCACTGGCGCAGGCCGCCGTCGAAGGTGACCAGAAACCAGCGGTGCGGAATGTTGATGTAGGAAACGGTGCCGGTGCGGGTTGGGTGCTCAGCGTCGCCCAGGCAAAGGCGGAAACTGCACCGGGCACCCAGCTCCGGCGGCGCGGGCGGCTTTGGGTCCGGCTTGAAGCCGCAGAGGTTGAGCTTGCTCATTTCCTGGCACCTCCGCAAAGCTGGCGGGCCAGCGTGGCGGCGGAGATATAGCCGTCAATGAACGTGAAACGCCGGTGAATGGCCCGGTAGTCCTTCAGGCCGGTGAAGGCCAGAACCTCTTTGATGTTCAAGAGGTTGCGGCCATGGGAAAAGGTCAAAATCTGTTCAAGATTGTCTCGATATGCGGGATGTTCCATAGGGGCCTCCTTTTTTGGTTTTGTCGTGATTGCGATTGATGGGGCGATGCGTAGCTAATCTAAGCCGCCGCACTTCCGAGCCTATCTATGCCATGCCGTGGCCTCGCCGAGCCGAGCTATTCCGTTGCATTTCCTACGCTTTTCTTTGCATTTCTCTTCCTTGGCTTTGCGCTGAATTGCTTCTCTGTGCGTTGCCTTTGTATAGAAAATCACTGCATTTCCGTTGCTACGTCAAGCATTGCTGTGCTACGCCATTCCGCTGCGATTCTGTACCGTTCTGAACCATTCCATTGCATTGCCTTGCATCTCTGTGCATTGCCTATGCTAAGCGTTTCTCCACTTTGCCGTCGCATTGCTGAACGATTCGCGGCCCTTCCGTAGCGCCTCGATGCAATGCTATGCCGTGGCGTCACATTGCTCCGCGTTGCCATTCCG